CTGGGAGCTTCCTTATCGGCCATAGTAAACTCAATGTCTATGTTGGCAAGTTGATCTCGCACAACAGTATGATGGAACCAAGAAATGTCTCTGGTTACACCCATAATCATATCATCTCCATAAGTCATTAAATGAACATTTTTGGTAAATGATCGGCACTCGTTGTCAGGATTTGCCATAAAATAACAATATCGCACATACAAACTATTTGCTAATCCATTAATGATAACAGTGAGTGGGTGGCCCGATGGGTTTGTTCCATAGCATCTAATCAGATCGCCATTGAAATCAATTGTGGGAAAAGCTGTGTCAGTAGCTATACCATAGATAACACATAAATCACGCTCTGACCATCCGGCTCTCTCCAACATAGCAATGATAACATCGAACGCTGCCTTAATCACACTCGAAGGCATGCGTTTATCAAATTTCCCATAATCTCCAGCGACGATTCTATCTTCACCAAAGTGAGTCACATACTGGTAGATATCATCCCATTCTTTAGACTGGGCGATCGTTCCAGGACCAGCTTCAAAGAGAAACCGATTTTTCTGAATCACACGAATTGTACTCAAAAGATATTTGCGCACAACAATGCTCCATGGCATAGGAGCACCACAAAATACGCGAGTTTTCCCTTCAGCACACTTTTTAAGTGAAGTTGGTTCATCTTTGAGAGAAGCCGTAAATACTGGCTGGACGCAAGTCATATTTTCATACGATGTAATAATGCGATCCATCTCTTCCTTGATTTCAGGTGTGACTTCAACAGGATTCAAAAGTTCTCCAATTGGATCAACAGCATTGAGAAAGAATTTCTTGCTCTTTCTAAAAGGGAATCCAGCACTGGTATTACGGTTGAGCTTGTCAACATATGCAAGACCAGGCTTCCCATTAATTGCTGTGACATCGTCATAAACAATTAATTCCTGAAAAGACTCCTCGGGTAAATCCGTAATGATATCTACAATGAAGCTCTGTTTAACTATCTCCAAAACATCCAAACGGATATCTGTGACTGGACGAGTCATGTCTAAGAGAGCTTTCCTCCAAGGAATCCACGAATTCATCATTGGTTGAGAAGTATTTCGCACATAACCGCAATCAACTGCCAAATCACTCATAAGAGTTTTACATACTCGAGATTTCATCTTTCCTCGAAAGCCCAAGAAAGATCCATAAACTTCCAAAGAACCATTTTCAATGTATCTCACAGGAGACTTCACGGACAAAGGCCCCAATTCCATCTTATATTCGCCAACCTGGAAAGTTGGTTTGCCTCCCTGGATAATCTTACCATCCAAAAATTGCAAATCTTCCTGTGAAATACGCAATGCAAATCCACTAAGTGGGTCAGACATCGGCTTCTCACTTCCAAGAACGTGCATACCAAGAATAAGTGGACCGAAGGAAGTATAAGACAACAACATCGATCCACAATCACCAGACTTGGTTTCGGTACTAAACGAACCTCGCCAAAAATCGCCTCTAACGGTGACTTGACCTATGTCATCATATTTCTCAAGATTAGTACACAATTTCGGAGCACAAACTTTGTTGGTGTAAATGGATCCATCGTAATTTCTTCCCAAGTATTCTCCATCAAAACGTCCCTGATAGGAACGTTTTGCAAAGAAAGATCGAATATCTTTCTTAGGTGGAACCGGCAACTCAATAAACATTAAATCGCGCTCAGGGTTCCGAACTATTTGAGAAGGTGAAACCAAAAGAGTGATATTCTCCGTAATTCCATCCTTTCTGCTTTGTGACGTAATTTCTAGTTGGAAAACATCACTACGGATACAATGATTATTCAACATATAGATACTACCTGTCACGCAAATAGCTCGACAGTTCACAACTTTACGAACACTTCCTTCAATCTCCCATCGAGCTACAAAATGGACGCAGTTGCCGCGAAGAAAATTTTT